CGAGCTGCACGCCGCCAACACAATGGGCTGGCAGGTCGGCCGTCCCTACCTCCACGATGAGCGCGGCTGCTGGGAGCAGTACGCGTTCGACCCGAAGGAGAAGCCCAGGGTGGGGAAGCGCTCCCGGGAGTGGATCGCCATCGGCAAGACAGAGGCGGAGTGCGTGCGCGAGATGGCGGAGTGCCTGCGCGAGCTGGCAGCGGGGAGGTGGCCCCGGTGAAGGGCTTCCACGGCATCGCCGTGACGTATCGGGGCGGACCGCTCGACGGCAAGACCTGGACCATCCCCGTGCCGGATGGGATCGACATCATGCAGCTGCTGCCCTACCACCACCTCGAGCCCTTCCCCCGCGACGCGACGATCGAGGAGATCGATGCGATGGGCCGCCGGTGGCGGGACACCGGGGAACAACCGCCGGGCGGCGACAGGTACGTCCACACCCGGACCGTCGACGGTCGCTACGTCTACGTGTTCCAGCCAGCTGGCAGCGTCGACGCCTGACCCTTCCGCGCGGAACGCCGGCGTCAGGAGTCGGCGATGAGCGTGAACCCGGAGCCCGCCTGGACCAGCGCCGTGCCGGTGGTGTTGCGGTAGTAGCGGATGGCGAACGTCCCGTCCGCGGAGCACTGGTAGCGCCCCTCGAACATCGCCAGCCGCCCGGTCGCGGCAGCGTCCACGGTCGCCACGCCGGCGCCGTCGTCCGCGACGGTGTGCCACTCGTTGATGAGCGCATCGGCCGCCGTCTCGCCGCTGAACCGGACGAGCGCCCGGAGGTTACCGGTGGGGAAGTTGAAGCCGATCCGGATGCCGCCGCTGGTGCTGCTGTTGGTCCAGGTCAGGAACCCGCGCACGAGGTAGAACTTCCCGCTGACGACGGACGCCGTCAGGCCGGTCACGTCGGACCAGCTCGATGCCGCCTTCGACACGTCGGCGACAAGGACGGCGGACTGGGTGCGGTTGATCTCGGCGGCCACCGCGGCCGCCCAGGACTGCTGGGTGCCGTCGCCCACCGAAGGGGTCGTGATCGTGGTCATGGCTCAGGACACCTCACAGATGACCACGAGCTCGGGCCGGAAGCCGCTCGTCGCGTGGTCGTCGCTGTAGAACTCCGTCGTGTTCGTGTGGCTGTCCTCGTTGGCGCTGACGAGCATGATCCCGCGGAAGTCGCCGGCGTCGTGGGCCGCCTGGAGGATGTCCGTCACGTCGACGCTGATGTCGTTGTTCTCGCTGGTGCCGATGGTCTTGAGCGCCTGCCCGGCGTTCGTCTTGTTCGGCCCTGGCCACACGGATGCGTTCCCCGAGGAGTACTGGCTGGGTGCGGCCGCGTTGAACGTGCCCTCGGACCAGCTCGAGGTGATGCGCTTGGCGTAGAACTTGGGCTTGGAGCCGAACGTCACCCACGACTGCCCGGTCGTGCGCAGGTTCAGCGTCGCCTTCTTCACTCGGACGAACCCGGCCGGCCAGCTCAGCGTCGTGAAGTCGATCAAGGGCCGGTGTCGGAAGCCGTCGTAGTACCCGCAGGGCAGGTAGTCGCCGGCGCCGTTGCCCATGAACGACCCGCCCGAGGACTTCACGACGACCGCGCTCTTCGTGCTCGTGAGCGTCTGGGTGTGCGTCGTGGTCGTGCCCGCCGGATCCACGGGATCGGGGTCGGCGGTCCCGACCATGGCGTTCTGCGAGACGTCGGCGGTGATGGTCACGTCCCAGGTGTTGCCCGAGAACTCGTGGTGGACGCTCATGACCTGCCACGTGTCGTCACCCTGGCGCACCCAGGACAGGGGCGACAGCAGGAGCACGCGCTGGGACAGGTCGGTCACGTGGAACCGGCCGGCGGTGAGCACCGGGCGCTCGGCCGCCATCGCTTCCTTGAGGCCCGACGAGAAGTGGGACGACGAGGTGCAGAGGTAGTCACCCACCTGGTAGGCGCGATCGCCGTACAGCGCGATCGAATCGGTCAGGGTGGCGTTCGGCGTGCCCGTGGAAGGCTCGTCGAGGACCGTGGTGTGGTGGTACTGGGGTCGCTCGAGCACCCAGTGATTGATGACGTTCACCCCTGACCGCGCGATCGTCCACTGGTAGGGCGCGTCGACGCCGACGAGGTCGATCACCTGCACGGCCCCGGTCAGGGTGACCGCGTCGACGGCCAGCACGGCCGCCGTGGCCGCGGGATGGTAGATCCCCAGCTCCACGCTGGCGTGGTCCCGGGTCGGCGTCCAGTCGAGCGTGAAGAGCTGCCAGGTCCCGTCGGCGGTGAACGTGGTGGACGCCAGGGCGCCCCCACCGTAGGTGAGGTCGTAGAACTCCGCGTACCAGTCGCCGGTGCCGCTGATCAGCTGCGCCGCGAACGTCAGCCGGTACGACCGGCCGGCGATGAAGTCGAAGGCGACGTCGAGGTGGTCGCCCGAGTAGGCCGTCGCGGCCGCGGTGATGCGGGCGCACCACGTGCCGCTGTACGGGGAGCTGCTCGAGCGCGAGATGGTGGCGCCGTTGTAGTCGGTCCAGCCGGTCGTGTTCGTCTCGAACTCGCCGTTGATGGTGATGGTCGGGTCCACGATGGCGTCGCGCATGGTGATGAGCAGCGAGCCATCCGGCTGGAGCGTCATCATCGCGTTGGCCGTGCGCTCGATCGTGTTGAGCACGTCGAGCAGCGTGAGCTCGGGTGGCTCGTACCAGTCGGTCAGCGTCGGCAGCGTGCCCGAGCTGTCTCCCACCGCCAGCGCCACGTCGGCTGCGCCGAAGGTGTCCAGGAAGTAGCGGATGACGTCCTCGGTGCCGTAGGACGCGGCATTCAGCCCGGTGAAGAGGATCTCCCACGTGTCCGTACCGTTGGTCACGGCGCCGTTCGGCGGGACGGTCTGGCCCAGCCGCCCGATCGCGTCGACCGCGGAGACCTGGGTCGTGAAGGAGCCGTCGGTGTTCTGCGTCTCAGTGACGCCGTTGACGTTGCCGACCCACAGGACGCCCGATTCGGTGGAGACCACGATCTCGTCGCCACTCGCTGCCTCGACCGACCCGAAGAAGGTGAACGATCCGGTGCTCGAGGTGAGGACGTCGAACCAGTCCCGGCGGCCGAGCTCCCATGATCCCGACTGGAGCGAGACGCTGTCGTCGCCGAAGCCGTTGACGAGCTTCCCCGCGATCGCGACGAAGACGTGCGGTCGCCCGGTGAGGCCGATGTTCCAGTCGTCGGCCAGCCAGTACCCGCTGGCGCCGGCCGTCTCGGCCGGTCCCCACTCAGCGCCGCCGCTCCAGATCGAGGGGACGTTGGGCGTCGTCATCCGCCCATCGCCGCGCGCAGGGCGGGACCACCACCGGCCTGCCCGAACGCGCGCAGCGCCTTGGTGACCTCGCGCCCGATGGCCACGGGATCGCCGACGCCGGCGCTGATGTTGATGATGGTGGTGCTGCCACCGCCCAGGCCGCCGCCGTTGCCATGGCCTGCGGTGGACGGCACCCGCGGCAGGATGGTGCCGTCGCTCTCCGGGACGAACACCTCCGGCACGCCACCGTCGCCGACGATGTAGGGCTCGCCAGCGGCCACCGGACCACCCGAGGCGCGGTACTCGAAGCCGCGGCTGTTGGCGCCGCTCTGGGCGCGGTTGTCCAGCGTGGTCTCGATGGAGATCCGGACGCTGCGCAGCTGGTTGAGCTTCTCCCGGAGGCCGTTGATGAGCGCCTGCGCCTTGGCGATCGCGTCGATGTTCCCCTCGCGCTGGGCGCGCCGGAGCTTCCGATAGGCCGCGTCCATCTGGTTCTCGTAGAAGCGCTCGAGCTTCGCGCCTTGCAGCGGGTGCTTGAGCGACCAGTTCAGCTCGGCCATCCCGGCCAACGCCTCGGTCTTGGCCTTCTTGAGGGTGCCCTTGACGATGCCCGCGATGGGGGAGAGGTCGGTCCTGATGTCGCGGGCCACGGTCTTCCCTGAGTGCTTGAGGCGGTTGAGCGCGATGGCAGCATCGTCGGCGCCATCCTCGATCGTCGCGGCACCTTCCTCCACGGCGAGCCCGGCGTCGCGCATGGCCTGCTGGATGACGGGCGGGAGCGACGAGAACGAGGAGTTCAGGAGATCGGCGTTGTCCTTGAGCAGCTGGTTCTGTGCCTGCCACTCCTTGGACCCGAACGCCGCGGTCTCGCCGAGGTCCATCCACTCCGTGGTGAGATCCGACACCTTGGCCTTGTAGAGAGCGATCGCCTCTGCGCCCTTGGTGTGCGCATTGGCAGTCTTCTTGATGTCCTCCGTGTAGCCCTCGTTGACGAACGCCAGGTCCTCCTCGGCCTGGCGTTCCTCGATCCACGCGTCGACGAGCTCCTGCTGAGCGACCGTGAGGTCACCGAACAGACCGAGCGCCGTGCGCGCGAAGCCCTCGTAGGTCTCCTTGTTCTTGATCGCGTCTTCCTCGACGGCGTTCTGGAGGCGCAGGGCCGCGGTGTTCGCGATGACCGCGTCGGCGGAGACGCCGGCGGCCGCTGCCTGGGCGCGGACGGCCTTCTCGAAGTCCTGCTGCGCGGCGAGACCCGGGTCCATGAACCGATGCAGGTTGTTGAACGCGTCGCCCAGGTTGCCAAGCGATGTGATGACCACCGGGATGGTGTCGGCGGCGAAGTTGGTCAGGCCGGAAACGACCGGGATGAGCGCGTAGCCGATGGTCTCCATCGCCTCGCTGATCTGGATCTGCACCGCCTCGGCGGACCCGGCCGCCGTGCTCGCGTAGGACTTCGCCTGCCCGGCCACCTGCTTCTGCAGCTGCGCGAGCGCCTCGGTGGGCTTGAGGTTGGCGCTGATGGCGACGCCGGCGCGGCGCAGGGCGCCCACCTGGCCGCTGTACGCCTTGCCGATCAGGTTGGCGGCCTCGCCCAGGCTCATGCCCTTGGCGCGTGCCAGGTCCATGGCGAGCGCGTTGAGCTCGAGGGCCTCGTTGAGGTCCTTGGTGCGCGGCACGAGCTCGTTGAGCCCGTCGCGAACGTCATCGTCGGCGAACGCCAGGCGCGCGGCCGCGTCGATGGCGTCGTCGATCGCGGCGGTGTTGCCGTCCCAGTTCTTGATGTTCGCCTGCAGCATCGTGTTCAGGCGAGCCGTCGCGGCCTCGTCCTCCTTGGCCGCGTCGACGGCCTCGCCCAGCGCGCTGGTCACGCTCCCGATGGCGCTCGTCACCAGCCCGAAGACGCCGATTCCGGCGCCGATGCCCAGCCCGCCCAGCATCGCCGAGGGGATGCCCTTGCCGAAGGACCTGAGCTTCGACGCCATCCCCTCGGAGGCCTTGATGGCGTCGCCGGTCGCCTTGGAATACCCCTTGGCATCCCCGACGATGTCAATCACTACCTTCCTCGGGGCGACCATCAGCGGACCTCCAGCCGGGCGTCGAGCGCGGCCTTGAGCACGGCGTCCATGGCGCCCTGCTCGATGCGATCGCGCTTGTCTTCGATGGTCGGGTAGACGTAGCGCCCGCCGAGCGGCATCGCCCGCTTCACGGAGCCGGATCCGGCCTTGCCCGGGATGTGGCCGCGGCCGGTCGAGCCGCCGAAGTCCAGCCAGGGGAAGTACGGCGCACCGGATCCGCCGACCGACACGCCGGCGCCGCGCTGGGTGGCGCGAGCGGTCACGGTGGCGGCGGCGTGCCCTGAGCGCCGTGGGACGCGGGAGGTGACGGTCCGGGAGACCTCCTGGGCCACGGGCAGCAGGTACTCACGGAGGCGCCCGGGCACGCCGTCATTCGCCTCCTTGATGGCGGCCGTGATCTCCCGCAGGTTCCGCACCTGGACCTTCGCCCCGATCACCGGGTCAGCCTCCCTGCGTCATCGCGGCCATCGCCGCCTTGTAGGTCAGGTAGGCCCGCCACGCGATGTGCTCGCGGGTGGGCATGGCGGACAGCTCGTCGATCGTCCGGTGCAGGCGCTCAGCCAGGACGAAGTCGAACGTGTCCATCTCTTCCTCCATCAGGGCTCGCTCGAAGACCTTCTGGAGCGCCTGCCCCGGGTCGAGCCCGCCTGAGGGTCCAGGCCGGAGATCTCCACGATGCCGTCGATGAGGAGACTGCCCTTGTCCGTGTCGACCGCCTCGAGCCACGCCATCGCCTCGTCCTCTGAGACGTCCGTGGCGCACGCGATCATGTAGGCCTCGGCTTCGGCCTCACGCCCCGCGAAGGTCTTGATGCGGAGGGCCTGGGCGCGCGAGAGCGAGTGATAGACGTAGGCTTGGTCGTCGATGGTGACCTTGCCCACCGCCAGTGGCGAAGGGGTCGGTAGCTGCGGCATGGTTCACCTCCCAGACGAGGGGAGATGCGCCCGGGCGTCTGGACCCGGGCGCATCATGGGTGGATGGGTCAGATGACCGCCGGGGTGACGGCGCCGGTCACGAGCAGCTCGAAGCTGAACGTCACCTTGTCGGCGACCGCGGCGGGGACCCCGAGGCTCGTGAGGATCGCGCTGAACGTGTACGAGTACTGCCCGGTCGTGTTGCCGCCCGGGTAGTAGATGACCGCCACCGGGGTGTCGGTGGCATACGCGGCCTCGAGCACCGCCATCGGACCGGTGGAAACGGTCGGGTCGTAGTTGCCTGCGCCCGAGAGCGTCGCCCCCTTGAGTCCTGCTAGGGCCGTCTTGTCGCTCAGCCCGAAGACGGTCGTGTCCGCGGTGTCGCGCGTCCGGTTGAGCGCCGTGCTGTCCAGGTAGCCCTGCAGCACCGTGGCTGCGATCGAGAGGCTTGCTGACTTTCCGTGCCTGAAGCTCACCTGAGTCTCCCTGTGCTAAAATGGCGTCTCGTTGCGGAGGTTGCGAACATGACTAGCAGGCTATGCCCCCATTGCGGCGGGGAGATCAGCGGCGCGCCATGGCTGGCCGAATACGCGCGCTCGACGGAGGGACGCGAGAACACGCGCAGGCTGGGCCTGACCCGCAGGAAGCACGGTGCCTCGGACCCCGAGTCGCCCCTCTTCGGCACGTACCGCTCCTGGCAGGCCATGAAGCGCCGTTGCGACAGTCCCCGCGACTCGCACTACGCGCGCTATGGCG